CTTGGAAGTACAAGCAATCCTGATAGCAAGCAAGGTGTAAGATGCCAAATCCTACTGGTATTGGTGGATTTCAAAAGGGGAAAAGCGGCAACCCGAAAGGCAGGTCGCCAAAGAAGCGTGAAGAACGCTATTATAAAATCACGATGACGACCTGCACGTTTGAAGACTGGAAACTCATCGTCGAGCGTGCAATCAAGGACGCGCAGAAGGGCGACCAGGCGGCGCGCAAGTGGTTGAGTGATTACCTCGTTGGTGTTCCTGAAACACCATTATCCGGCGGCGTTGAGATATTGGTGCGTTATGTTGGCAAGGACGATTGAGATACAACTTCCCGAGCTTCACTCAGCACAGCGCCAGGTCAAGAAAGATGTGGCGCGCTTCAACGTGCTAAATTGTGGACGTAGATTTGGTAAGAATGTATTTGCCATTGACATGGCGACCGAGACGATATTACAGGGCGATCCGGTTGGATGGTTCGAGCCAACCTACAAGACGCTATCCGAAGTATGGCGGGAAGTCAAGAACGTGCTGGCGCCAATCACATCACAGAAGTTAGAGCAGGAGCATCGCATCGAGGTATTGACCGGCGGCGTGTTGGAGATGTGGAGCCTGGACACACCGGACAGCGCACGCGGGCGCAAGTACAAGCGGGCGATCGTCAACGAGGCGGCGATGGTGAAGAACCTGGGCGACATTTGGAACATGGTCATCCGCCCAATGTTGGCAGACCTGCAAGGCGATGGCTATATATTCAGCACACCCAAGGGGCGTAACTTCTTTTGGCAGATGTACCAATGGGGAATAGATCCCAATAACGACGAATGGCACGCATGGCAATTTCCAACCAGCTCCAACCCATTCATAGCAGCCAGCGAGATTGAAGCCATGCGTAAGACAATGCCCGAGCGGGTATTCATGCAAGAGATCGAAGCGCAGTTCGTTGACGACGCGGGCGGGGTGTTCAGGCATGTGATGGACTGCGCCACTGCCACCGAGCAGATAAGCGCCCAGCCAGGCAGGCAATACATCGCGGGCGTGGACGTGGCGACATTGGTGGACTTCACAGTTGTCAGCGTATTCGACATCGAAGCCAAAGAGCAGGTGTACCTTGACCGCTTCAACAGATGCGACTACAGGGTGCTTGAAGACAGGCTGGATGCGTTATACCGGCGCTTCAACATGCAAGCCATGATTATCGAGAGCAACAGCATCGGGCAGGCGGTCATTGAAGCGATGGTAGACAGGGGATTGAGCATCATCCCATTCACGACAACGAACGCGACCAAGCAGGCGGCGATACAACTGCTTCAGGCGGCGTTCGAGCATGGCGAGATCAAGATACTGGCGGACCCGGTCCAGGTGGGTGAACTGCAAAGCTTCGAGGGTGAGCGCACGCCAACGGGAGCCTGGAAGTACGGCGCGCCTGAGGGGATGCACGATGATACGGTTATGGCAACTGCTATCGTATGGCAGGATATTGGAGGTAGTTCATGGTTAATAAGCTGATCTTTATAGACGGGCAGAAGTCCGTTGACTTGTGGGAAGGCGACGAAGGCTGGAAGATACTGACTGGCGAGGGGGGAGATACGCCCGCCCGCGATTATTATAAGTTCATTCCAACGATGTACCGCGCCGTGCAATTGCGCGCTAACTCCGTTGCCAGTATGCCATTCAAGCTGACCAGGGGCACAACAGATTACGACCTGTCAAGCGACTGGGAGAACAAGGTCGGATTTATGCCCAACCCTGGCTACATCCTGCAGATGGTCGAGGCGGCATTGGTGATGACCGGCAGCGCCTATCTATTCAGGGAGCGCAGCGTAGCCGGCACAAAGCAACTGCGCTATCACCTGCCCGGCTCAATCACGCCGATCATTGACCCGGTGCGCGGGCTGGAAGGCTTCATGCGTCCAGTCAATGGCGTAGATCGTAAATTCAAGGTGGATGATTACGTATACTTCTGGCTGCCTGATCCATACGTGGAGTTAGGTCCAGCGATCAACTTTCCTGCCCAGGCTGCCTTCAATGCGGGCGGGGTGCTGATGAATATTGATGTATTCGCTGCTGGCTTCTTTCAGCGGGGAGCGATTAAGGCAATGTTGCTCACCGTCCAGGGGATGCCCAAAGAAGCAGAGCGGGCAAAGTTGAGCGACTGGTGGAGAAGCGTGGTCGGTGGGGTGAAGAATGCCTTTGGCGCGCAAGTAGTCAATGCCGATGCCATTACTCCTGTTGTGATTGGCGAGGGGATCAAGGAACTGGAGAATGTGACTGTGGGCGAGGAGAAGCGGGAGGACGTGGCTATCGCGATGGGCATACCGATGTCTATCCTGTTCGCCAACGCTGCCAACTACGCCACCTCGCAGCAGGATGAGCTGAACTTTATCACCAAGACAGTGATCCCCGATTGCGAACTGATCGCCGGGGTGATGAATGAACAATTGTTTGAGCCGCTCGGCTTGCACATGACATTCATGCCCGAGACGCTGGACGCCATGCAAGAGGACGAGGCAGCCAGGTCTGCGGCATTGGGGCAGCTTACCGGCGCGGGCGTGCCGCTGCTGATGGCGATGGATCTACTTGGCTTTGAGCTGACCGACGAGCAGCGGGCGGAATTGGAGAAGGCGGTGATCGAGAAGGAGCAGCGCGCCGAGGAAATGGCTGCCAGGCTTGCACAGAAGCCGGAGCCTGAAGAAGAGACCGAAACCGAGGACGAGAATACCCCTGTAAGCCCACAGGAAGGGCAAGGCGACGAGGAGAGCGAAAAAAGGTATTCTGATATGGACAGGTGGCAAAGAAAGGCGCAGAATGCGTTGAGACGGGGCAAAGCTGCTGCTGTGCCATTCGACAGCGAGCATATCCCCGCGGATGAGCATAAGCGCATCTCGTTGGAGCTGCTCAGCGCGGTGACGGCTGAGGACGTGAAGCATATCTTCGGCGGGAATGGGTATCTGGACGCGGCAATGCGCCCGGATGCGAAGAGCGTGGCTGAACTGACCGAGGCGTTGAAGAGTGTGGCGTTGGCGATGAGGGAGAAGGATGATTACTCAAACTGAAATATTTATAATGATCGTTGGAGTAATTATGTTTACTGCCGGATATGTAATCGGTCTAATTAGGGCGCGATATGGATAACCTACCTGATCTGATCCTTACCGTGACCGACTACCTGCGCGCCTGGGGCTTCGAGCTGCCCGAGGAAGTCAAGCAGCGCGACGAGCGGGAGCCAGGGCGACGGCAGAAGATCCGCTTCGAGAACAAGTTTTACCGCGCCACGAAGGAATACTTCAAGCGGCTGGCTGCCAAAGCACAACGGCGCCTGGAGCTGCATGAGATATTCTACCCGCGCCAACGCAAGGCGATTGACCTGGACAGCTACATCGGCACCGACTTCTTCGATGACGAAGAGTTTGACGCTGATGTAATCCGTCTGCTGCTTCAGGGCGTAGGCGAGGGCGCGGATATGTTCAGCCAGGAGATCGGCATCCCGCTGGATTATTCAGGGATCAATAAAAAGGTGCTGGCATGGGCTAAGAGGCACGCTGGGCGATTAGTCAAAGATATTGATGCTACTACGCGCCCGATCTTGAGAGATGCTATCCGCCTATTTGTAGAGACGCCCGGCTTCAATCTTGGCGATTTGATGAATATGCTTACTACTGCACCGATAGCACCATTGACTGATACGCGTGCGCTGCGCGTGGCTGTAACAGAAACCACGCGAGCATTCAGCAAAGGCAATCAGATTGGCGCTGAACAATTGAAGGCAGAGCACCCTGATATTTTGGTTACAATGATTTGGTACACAGATAACGATGATCGGGTATGCGATTTATGCGGACCGCTGCACGATACGGAAGTTGAGCAGGGTGGAACATTCTATGATCCGCAGAACGAATACGAGGATGGGTTTCCCCCCAGGCACGTCAACTGCCGTTGTGTCGTGAATTATCGTACACGGATTGGGGCTGAATATGACTGATAACAGCATCCATATCGAAATCAAAGGCATGGAGGAACTTAAGGCGAAGATGGCCAAGTTCCCGCGTGAAGTCAAAAAATATCTAGCCTGGGCAGGAGATGAAGCC